TGCAGACGGTGACGGCGTCTCCGGCGAATGGCGCGGCGATCACGTTCGTGGGCTCGACGGGCACGGTGAGTGCGACGATGTCGGCGATTGTGTCGAACCAGTCGCTGATCTTCAACCCGGCGGCGTTTGCCTTCGTGATGGTGGACCTGCCCGACAACCTCGCTGGCGCGAACGCCAAGCGGGTGAACTCCAAAAAGCAGAAGCTGTCGATGCGTTGGGTGGAGCAGTATAACATCCAGACGGACCAGCAGCCCTCACGGTGCGACACCATCGGCGGGGTCGCGACCATTCTTCCTTACTTCGCCGTCCGAGCCTGGAGCTAAATCATGGCATTGACAACCACGACACTTGCAGCCGCGTGTGCGGCAGATGCCAGCAAAATCACCGTGACTTCGGCCACGGGATTGGTGATTGGCGACATCGTCCGCGTGGATCAAGAACTGATGCGCGTGACGAAGGGCTATGTCTCGGGCTCCACGGTGGTGCCGGTTCTGCGGGGCCAGAGTGGCACCGTGGCGCAGGCGCACGCCTCCAGCGCGAACGTGACGCATGGCACCCCCTCGGAATTTGGGGATCCGGCGGCCCAGGTGGTCCCCGGGTATCCGATTGCGGGTCGGGCGCGCACGATGACCAGCTATTCGGCGACCGGCGCGATTGCGCTGCCCACGCCGGGGACCGACGCGGTCGCGGTGATCAATGGCACCTCGACCTTGGCGATGACGCTGGCGAACCCCACGAAAGACATGGACGGGGATTGCCTGATTATCATCGGCAACGGCAAGTCGGCCTCCACGGTGACCTACACCGCGGGGTTTGGCAATGCCGGGTCGGGCTACGACGTGATCACGCTGCAGACCGGCGGTCAGGTCGGCTTCACCCTGATGGCCTGCAACGGCATCTGGGTGATCATCGGCGCACCGACCATCACCGGCACGTCCACGTCGGTGTCGGTCGCGATTGCGTAGCACCTTGCACGACCTCCGGGTGGGAGAATGTCCTCTCACCCGGAGTGACTCTTAAAGGAGAGTGACATGGCCGTAGTAGTCGCCCCCGGCACGAAATACGCCGAAGAAGTGCTCAAGCATGAGTTTGACGATTTCCGCATCGGCACTGACCGTGGCAAGCGGGGCCCTCGCCTGTTCAAAGAATTCCCGAAGATGGTCTACAAGGCTGGCCGGAACGAGGTCGGCAAGATTGAGGTTGTGGAACGGCACATCGTCCATGACGAGCAGGAGGAGCGCAACCTGCAGTCGCGTGGATTTCTGGCGACCCAGCAGGAGGCGTTGGACCTGTTCCAGCGGGAAGATCGTGACCTTGCGAAGCTGGCCGCCAATCGGGCGTATCAGGAACGGACCATGAGTGAGTCGGCGCGTGCGGAGGCACAGGACTATGAGGCCAGTGTCGACGAGCACGTCGCTGAAATTCCGGTGACCCCCGTCAAAAAGCGGGGACGGCCGGCGAAGACGCAGTAAGGCCCATCTCGGGCGAGACAAGGGGGCACGATGGCATTGACGGCAATAACCAGTTCTGGTGGGGCTCTGATTCAGGAGACCATTGATATCATCAACGACAACGCCGCGGCCAGTGTCACACTGACTGGCACTGAGACTCTCACCAACAAGACGTTGACGAGTCCGTCAGTGACGGGTGGAGCCTTTACGGGCACCGGCCCGACCGGAGTGATGGTTACGAAGGTTGTCAGTTTCACTGAAAATGCCACCAACACGACCCACACCGGCACGGTAACGATTCCGGCTGGCGCGTGGCTGCATGATGTGCGCATTACTTCCTCCGTGCTGTGGACGGGTGGCAGCGCGGTTATGGATGTGGGTGATACGGACGATCCGAACGGCTATTTTGAGGCGATTAACCTCAAGGCGACTGACCTGCTTGTGGGCGAAGTGCTGGCAATTAACGGCAGCAGTCAGTGGGGCGGCAAGGAAGGCGCATATTTGGTGGCGGCCACTGGACGACGGGGTCCGACCTCAAGCAACTTCGGCCAGTATTACGCCGCGGGTTCGAGCATCCTCGGCACGATCACCGTGGGCACGCCAGCCACAACAGCAGGGCGCACGTTTATGAGCGTGACCTATTCGGTCGGCGAAGTGTCGGCTGCGGTTCCTTCGGGTTCTTAACCTCGGGCTGAACGCTCCACGCGCGCTTGACCTGTGTGTGTCTGAGTCTTGCAGTGGGGCGTCCGGCTTTCTGACGAAGAGGGACCATGGCGGCAGCACTTGACATCATCACCGACGCCCTGCAGGAGATAGGCGCGATTGGTGCGGGGGAAACCCCCAACAGTAATGATGCCGCCTTGGGGTTGTCGCGTCTCAATCTGATGCTGGGGGGCTGGTCGTTGCAACCGGGCACGATTCCGGTGACGGCCCGTGAAACATTTACCCTTACGGCGAACAAAGGGGGGCCCGACAACCCGTATACCATTGGCCCAGGGGGCGATTTCGACACCGCTCGTCCGAACAGCATCTATGCGGTGGCGGTGTTGCAGAACCCTGGCACGGCGTCTGAGGTAGAAATTCCCCGGGCGTTGTTTACCGTCGACGCGTATGCGGTCAATCAGGTCAAGCAACTCACGAACGTGTTTTTCACGGACTGCTATTACATCCCGTCATTTTCTGGCGGGTTGGGCACAATTATTTTGTGGCCGATTCCCACGTCAACGGCCTACAAGATCGTGTTGTATCTAAGAAAGCAGTTGTCGACGTTTGCCGATTTGGCGACGAACTATGACTTACCGCCGGGGTGTCAGGAAGCGTTGCTCTACAATCTGGCGGTGCGCCTCTGTAAGCCGTTTGGGCGTCCCGTGGACCCAGAGACCCTCCGCATGGCGCGTCAGTCTCTGGCGATCTTCAAGCGTGGGAATCTGCAAATCAGTGATATGCCGACCGACATTGCGATTACGTCGAACAGTCGGTATGGCTATAACATCCGCACAGGAACAGGGAGTTAATCCATGACACAGGGCTACTTACAGGCGGATGTACTCACAGCCGCCATTAACGATGGAACCACCAGTCCGTGGGTGGATGTGCGAAGCTATACGCATATCGTGTTCTATATTAGTGGGCTTGGCACGACCTCTGGCGGGGTGATCACGATTGAGGAAGGATTCCCCACGAAAGAGAACGTGTGGGCGGCGACTCCCAGCGTCATCAGTACGGTGAATGCGTCCGACGTGTCCGGTGGCGTGCAGAAAGCGGTGCATCTCACGGTGGGCGCGTATGCGTTTGTGCGTGCGCGGGTCTCGACGGCGATTTCTGGAGGCGGGTCGATCACTGCACGATTGGTCGCGGCGTAACGTATGGCGACCAGCGTCTTCCTCGGGAATGTCCACCAGTTCCTCGGGCCCACGCATGGTGTCGACAACAACAAAAGCACGATCACGACTTCAACGAATATCCTCACGCTCAAGAACTGCACGACATTCAATGGTGTGGCGAATCGGTCTGAGGTGCATATCAGCACGGTGACCTTTGGCGCAAGCACGGGCGGGGCGGCAAGTGGGATTGCGACTATGCGTATGGTGCGGAATGCAACACTGGGCGGCACGCCGAGTTACACCGCGATCGGCGGAACAACGGCTGACAATGGCGTGACGATCACCAGCGGTACCAGTGTGATCAGTTACGACACAGCCGGGACGACTCTGACCGGCGGCACGGTGGAATACAACGCCATTGTGGCGGTCGATAATTCGTCGGTGATTGACATGACACCGCTGGATATTGTTTTGCACCCGGGCGACACGATGACGCTGTCGATGGGCTCGACGCATAGTGCGACAGTGGGCGTGGGCGTGTCGTGGGTGGAGGTGTAGTGAGCCATGGCTTTTGTCTCGGCTTATGAGGCCGACTGATGAATTTCTCCTCTTTTGTCGGTCCGTCGTATCAGAGTCAAAGCCCGTTGGCGGACAGCGAACGGTGCGTGAATCTGTATCCCGAGGTGCTTGAGTCGGCCGGCGCAGCGCAGCCCACTGCCTTGTATCCGTGCCCGGGGTTCTCGACGTTCACCACGTTTGCGGAAGGGCCCATTCGGGGCATGTTTGCGCAGGACGGCCGGTGTTTTGCGGTCGTGGGGTTCAAGTTCTACGAAGTGTTCTCGGATGGCACCTCGACCGAACACGGCGAAGTGGCCTTGGACACCAATCCCGCGACCATCTCGAGTTCAGGGGATGCCGGTGGGGAACTCTTTATCACCTCTGGCGATAACGGCTACATCTTCACCTTGGCTACCGATACGCTCAGTGCGTCGGTCCTGACCGGCGTGACGATGGGCGCGTATCTGGATGGGTATTTCCTGGCGTTAGATGCGGCCACCTCGACGTTGAAAGTCTCTGACTTGTTGGATGGCACCACCTGGGACCCGACGCAGATTGCCCAGCGCACGCAAGGCGCAGACAAGTGGCAAGCCATGGCGGTGAACTACTCCTACATTTGGTTGTGGGGGTCACAAACCACCGAAGTGTGGCAGAACCTCGGGACCTTTCCGTTTCCCTTTGCGCCGGTCCCGAATGGCTTTTTGACCAATGGCACCGCGGCGTCGTTTTCGGCGGCCACGCTCGGCACCTCCGTGTTGTGGTTGCAGGCGAACACGCAAGGGGACGCGATGGTGTTGCGGTCGGATGGGTTGACCGGCGTGCGGATCAGCACCCATGCGGTGGAATTCGCGATACAGGGCTATGCACAGGTGTCGGACGCATTAGCCATGACGTATCAGATGGATGGGCATGAATTCTACGTCTTGACGTTCCCGTCGGCGAATGTGACGTGGGTGTTTGACGCTTCGACGAATACGTGGCATCAGCGTGGTTATTGGAATACTGCGACGAACCGATTCGAGGCGTATCGTGTTGCGTTCCAAGTCGCGGTCTTCAACCGACATTTAGTTGGCGACCGCACGACCGGCACGATATACGAGATGTCCAATGCGCTCTACACCGAGGTGGATGGGACGGGCATTCGCCGTCTCCGCGCTTGTCCTCATATTGTGCGCGACCAGCGACAAGTGACCTATCCGCAGATGATTGTGTTGCTGCAGACCGGCATTGGCCTGTCTGGGACAGGGCAGGGGTCTAACCCGCAGTGTATGTTGCGCTATTCTAACGATGCGGGTCAGACCTGGAGCAATGAACTGACGGTGTCCGCTGGCCGGCAGGGGCAGTTCTCCACGCGGGTCTTGTTCAATCGCTTGGGACAGTCTCGAGGGGGCCGGCGGGTGTTTGAATGGTCCGCAAGTGACCCCGTGCCGTGGCGATTGGTGGGCGCGGAACTTCCTGGCGCGCAGATCGGAGTGAGTTAATGCATCTGCCGGTGAATGTCACCTCAACGACCGTCGCCCCGGCTCCCATTCGGGATGATGTCTTATCCGTCAAGAAGCTCGCCCTGACCTGGATTCAGTGGATCACTGGGGTGTATACGGCTCTCAAGGCGGTCGTGCGCAATGTGGGCTACGTGAATGTTGAAGATCACGCCGCGTCGATTGCGGCGACCGACATTGAGACGCCGTCGTTGCCGCAGGGGTTGTATCAGGTGAGCTATACGACGCGCGTGACTCAAGCTGCGTCAACCTCAAGCTCGTTAGTGGTGACGGTCAGTTGGACCGATAATGGGGTGAGTTGTAGCCAGTCAGGCGTGGCCTTGACGGGGAATACGACCTCGACACAGCAGAGTGGGTTTCTCCTGATTCAGATTGATAGTGGGTCTGTCGTGCGCTATAGCACGACGTATGCGAGTGTGGGCGGCACGCCGATGCAATATCAGTTGATGCTGCGGCTCGGAGTGGCTCCATGACAACCCGGGTGTTACCACCGGAGGAATGGAGCCGCCTCACCGGCACGCAACTGGAGACGGTGGTGCCGATTCTGCCGTCTGAGGCACAGGTATTAGTGGTGGAGTCGGGAGACGCGATTGTCGCGTGTGTGGCCCTCTATCCGATGTGGCACTTGGAAGGCTTGTGGATTGGACAGATGGCCGCGACTCGTCCCTTGTTGGAATCGATTCGCGCCCACACACAGACGCTTCCGGCGGTGGTGTCGTGGGCCCAGAATCCCGTGGTAGGAAATTTCTTAACGCGGTTAGGTGCGGAATTGTTGCCTGGGCAGCACTTCGCGTGGAAGCCGTAGGGGTGATGT